CCTATTTGTTTTTCTATTTGTTTTCCTGTTTGTTTTCCTATTTGTTTTCCTATTTGTTTTTCTATTTGTTTTCCTATTTGTTTTCCTATTTGTTTTTCTATTTGTTTTCCTATTTGTTTTCCTATTTGTTTTCCTATTTGTTTTCCTATTTGTTTTCCTATTTGTTTTCCTATTTGTTTTCCTATTTGTTTTTCTATTTGTTTTCCTATTTGTTTTCCTATTTGTTTTTCTATTTGTTTTCCTGTTTGTTTTCCTATTTGTTTTCCTATTTGTTTTTCTATTTGTTTTCCTATTTGTTTTCCTATTTGTTTTTCTATTTGTTTTTTGTTTTCCTATTTGTTTTCCTATTTGTTTTCTGTTTATTTTCCAATAAATTTGTTTGTTTTTATGTTTTAAGTCGGAACTTAATTTATTTTTGAGTTTCAAAAATCATGAACTCTCCGTGTTTTAGGAATGATAATAAATTTATGTTTTTTCGAGGCCAACAAATAAACAAGTTCAAACAAATTTTTAAAAAAACCATATGTCTTAACATTTGTCATGAATATTTAGATTTCAGTTATAAAATGAAAAAAATCATAAAACGAATTTTATCATAGATTCTTTGAATGGTCAAAAAATCATATTTTAGTAATAATGGAAAAATCCATTGAAAAATCATGTCAAAATAACGAATGGTAGTCAGACAAAATGAAAATGTAAATAATGTTAGGTATCCTTTGATGGACTTTAGTATATTCATATAAATGGTTTCAATTAATATTTGTCGAAAAATATATTTGTTTAGGCTTCTTGTGTGGTAATAAATCAAAACAAAAAAACATTTTAATAAATATGTTCAGTCCATCAAAGGATATTCAAAGTATCCCAATTTGATATGTTTTGGTGAATTTGGATTTACTAACATTTGGGATATATCATCAACACTTGAAACATTCTAACACAATGTGTTTTAATTAAATTTTTGAGCCAAAAAATATGTTTGTTTTTAGAATTTAATTATTAAAGTTGAATATATCAAGTGTTACTATGATGGTTCATCCATTTTACAAATCCAAATTTGACCAATTATGTAAAATTGAAATTTGTTAAAAAAATATATGAATTATCTGATTTTTGAATATGAGGTGGTTTTTTTGATTGAGGACTATCCTTTGATGAACTTTAGTATGTTCATATAATGGTTTAAATTTGTCGAAAAATATATTTGTTTAGGCTTCTTGTATGGTCATAAATCAAAACTAATAAATATGTTCAGTCCATTAAATGATAACTGAGTCAAAACAAATATTTCAACAAATAAGAATTTGAACTGTTTTATTGGCAAAAAAAATTATAACTGCTCAAAGATAAACCCATTAACCTTATTTGTAATTTTTATTTTTCTTGTTTCTCAATAATAATATTTGAAAGCATTGTTAAAAGCCTGGATAATCCTTCTGGGATTCCATCATCTGATGCTTCTATTTTTACAGAATATTTAGCTGAATTATCTGTGTCTCTTGTTGATTGTTTGGATGCAGAAACAGAACCAGTAATTTTGGCAGAAAATGGACTAAACATTGATTTAAAACCCATTTCAGCCTTTAGTTCAGCATCTGTTTTTGTTTCATCTTTGCTTTGTTGTTTAACCTCCATCTCAAAATCTATATTTACTTTTTTAATTTTTAAATTTGGAATATTAATAATAGATAATTTAGGAACAGAAATGATTTTTGTTGATTCCTTTTCTTCTCCATTTTTTTTCTCCTGTTTTTTATATTTTAATTCTATCATATCCAATTCCTCATTTTCATTCATTCCAATTTCTTTGATGAATTGTGATGTTTGTATTGCTAATTTTCCTTGAGCATTTGCAGCTGCTATCAATGGTGCTCCTATTAATTCTTCCATTGGAAGACCTTCAAATTGTTGATACATATAATAACCTATAAAATCATGTTGAAAAATTTGAATTTTATTTTATTTATTATTTTATAGAAATTATGTCCATGATAAAAACAAATCCTTGGGATGACCATACATTTATGAACAGAAAAGGTCAAGAATTATTGAACAAAAATGATTTTTTTAGAGATTTATCAAAAATAATGGAAAATAAAGAATTTAGTTTATTTCTACAAAAATATATGTTTAATTCATTAGAAATTCAAAATAGTTTGCTCTATATCAAATTATATGAAACTGTTAAAAATAAATTGGATAAAACAAACAAAAAAAATGTTGATAAAAATGTTATAATTTATATTATATATTCTATTATGACTGATAGAAAATATAGAAAAATATTTGTTAATGTAATTGGTAATTTTATCAAAGAAAGTTCTAATAATAATGAATTATTGGAAAATTTGGTAAAAGAAAAAAAAATGTTAGAAAATCTAAAAATTATTGATGAATCTAAATTATTGAAAGATTCCAAAACTCATTGATTAATTATCCAAAATCATTGAAATCTATTTTTTTTCAAAATCTTTTTGTAAACATTGATACATTTTTTTAGAATTGTTTTTTGAAGATTTAAACATGTCTGTTAACACAGAATAAAAATTTATATTTTGTTTTTTATCAAATATATTAATATTTCCCTTATTTATTTTTTTATAAGTATAATTAGTAACATAGTTCATTTTTTTCATGTAACACATGATATATTTTTTATATGATTTGAACTATTTTCATATTATTTTCTGTACATAATGTAAATGTTTTTTCCAATATTGGTTTTTGTGGTATTGTTAATGGTTATTTTGTTTTTGAGACAAAAAAAAGAAAATTTTCAAAACATTGATTTGAATAAAATTTACACTGATTTGGATAATGATATCAAAGAACTTGAAAACATGAAAAAATCCATCACACAAAAAAATCTTGTTTATAAAAATTCTTCTGAGCATGAAAATTCCACTCCTGGAAAAATAATTCCAATTGTTAATTCTGTTCAACCACAACTTGACATGTCACAATATGTTCATGTTGATTTAATTCCCAAACAACCAGATATGTCCAAGTACATTTTAAAAACAACTATTGTTCCATCACCCGATATGTCCAAATATATTCTTAAAACATCAATACCAAAATGTTCCCAACCAAAACATTTGTACAATAATTCTGACAATTCTTATAACAAATATTTCAAACAAAATAAAAATCTTAAGTTAGATTCGATAAACTCACAAAATCAAGAATATATCGAATTGAATAAAAAAAATAATATTGGGTTGGATAAAAATGAACCAGAAATAGATTATAAAAGTGAATTGTCCAAACAAGAAAAATTTTACAAGAGCCTAAAAACTGAGATGTACAAGCCATTTTATGAAGAATGAATTTTTATGTTATCAAAAAAAAATATTTTGTATATTTAATGAACAAAAAAATTTTTAAAACAATAAAAAAATGTCACAAAGATGATTATTTGGTTCCTAACAATTCAAATAATATTTTATCAAATATTACAAAATGGTCAAATACCATTGGTTATGGAAATATCCAAGTTTCATCCACTAACTGTTCATACAAATATCCATGGAACAGAATTCCATCATTGATATTGCCAACAGCAACATCAGAAGATCCAAAAACAACTTGAAATTAAAATTTTATTGATAAAAATCATGCTGTGGTCGTTTTTGTTCAAATTAAAGAAAATGAACAAAAATTAATTCTTATCAGACATGTTTCAAATGGTCCATGGTTTATGATTTTTTTAAAACCAATAAACAGATGTTTATGGTAAATTAAATTTATTGTTTGATAAAATAATGACATTTTATCAAATTATGAACTATATGCTATTTTGTAAAAGTCAGACTAGTTTGTGTGGATTGAAGAACAATATATTGAAAAATTACTTGATAACATGGAAACAAATAACCATGTACTAAAATATTTTATGTTATTCTTTAATCACACCGACCGATGTTTCAATGAGATAAATCTCTCATGTAGGAAATCTAAATATCCTTTAATGGACTGAACATATTTATTAAAATTATTATTTTGTTTTAATTTATGACCATACAAGAAGCCAAAATAAATATATTTTTCGACAAATATTTATTGAAACCATTATATGAATAAAGTCCATTAAAGGATATGTGATGTAAACACACACTCTCCAGAGTATTCCTACTACCCTTCTTGACGCCTTTTCAGGGGTTGGTAGATTTTATTTGTGAGTGTTTTTGCTTCTTTTATAATATGTTCCATATTGGTTTAATTTTGAAAACTTAAATGAATATGGTGAATAGGAAACAACAGATAACAAACGACCTTATGATACAAATATATAACATGTCATTTCTCCAAGTTTTTTTTTGTCTCATTTTAAATATTGGTTGGTGTAATGTTATCCTTTAATGGACTGAATATATTTATTAAAATTTTTTGTTTTGATTTATGATTATACAAGAAGCCTAAATATTTTTCAACAAATATTAATTGAAACCATTATATGAATAAAGTCCATTAAAGGATAGTTATAAACCAAATAACCAATAATTATTAAATACTCGGTCCAGTCCATCCAAAGGAAATCTTTGAGTATTTTTCAACTTTATTTGAAAAGTTATTTGGGAGTGCTGAAAAAATGGTTCGCTGTTCCAGCAAAACTAACCAATCTAAATATCTTTGTTTTACACATTTATTTGAGTCGTTTTGTTCCATTTAAAATCTTCATTGGTACAAATCAATGGTTAATTTTAGTTGTCCATTGAAAATTATATCAAATTAACATGAATTTACCAGGGTTCAAAATCAGTTGAGTGATTATTTTGGAGTATTTTTAAATAGTCCACGAAATATCATTTTTCATCATTTTAATTAAAAATTATTTTTAATTAAAATAAATGATTTATTAATGGATAAATTAATAAATAAATTTAATGATATGAAAAAAACAAGAATTAAAAATATAAATGATAAAATAAATGTGTTAAAAATATTGGATAAATTAAATAAATTAAATAAAAAAGGTGGTAATAGAAAAACATTGCAATATCAAGGAGAAGGAATCAACCCAATAGGTTATCTTAAAGATATCAAAAAAGATTCAATAGAAATCAAAAAAAAAACTAAAAAATTAAGTGAAACTGGAAAAAAACTATTAAAAAAATCAATTAATTTTCCTTGTAAATTAGCTAAATCGAGTTCAAAATATATTTGTAATAAAAATCCAAATTCTTTGATTTGTGATATATCTGTAAAAAGTGCTGATGGAACTTGTTATTTAAATCCCATTCCAAAAATAATAGATGTGTCAAAATATTATTCAAAAATAAGCAGTGATATTTTAGAAATGTTCAAAAATTTGAGCAGGTTAGAACTTGAAGAATTCAGAAAAAAAGGAAAAGAATTATTCAAAAAATATGATACTTCTGGAATTTTCAGAAAAACTTTTGATGAATTAAAAAAACTAAAAGTGTTGGGAAAAAAAACATTAAAAACAATAGGTAAAGATTCACAACACAAATTATATTCCTCAATTTCCAAGACTAAAAAATCATTGGAAAAATTACAAACAATAGGAAAAAAAACATTGGAACAGTCAAATTCATCTGGTTCTATCGATTCATCTGGTTCTATCGATTCATCTGGTTCTATCGATTCATCTGGTTCTATCGATTCATCTGGTTCTATCGATTCATCTGGTTCTATCGATTCATCTGGTTCTATCAATTCATCTGGTTCTATCGATTCATCTGGTTCTATCGATTCATCTGGTTCTATCGATTCATCTGGTTCTATCGATTCATCTGGTTCCACCGATGTTACAAAAAAATTATTGAAAAAATCATATAAAATAGGAAAAGACACACCAGAACAATTAGATTCTACAGAAATTGCTGAAAAAACCAAAAAAAAATTGCAAAAAATTAAATTACAAAAAGGTGGTAAATATTCATTTATTGTTGAACCATCAACTAAAAAAAAAATCAATGTTCATTCGTGTGATGGAAAAAAATTATTAAAAAAATATATTTGTTTAATTACATCACAAATTTAGTCATAATCTATGATAGTTTGAATCAAATTAATTGCTTTTAATAAATTATCAATAAATTTATCTTTAAAAAAATCATAGGGAATATTTCTGTTTGCCCATCTAGGATCAATTCCAGTAAATTCAATATTTTTAATACGAAAATTCAGAATGGATTCTTCATAATTTTTGATTGTTATTTTAACAGAGCTATCTGGTAAATATGTAAAATTAGACATAATACTATCTATTAAATTTGTCAAACCAAATTCTTTGATATAAAATGTTTTTGGAATGAAGTTTTCACAAAATATTTTATGATTATTAATCCCAATATTATTAACAATAAAAGATTTAGTTTCTCTACAATAAAATATTTTGATATCAAAACTATATGTTTCAATACAAATAAAAAATTTATTTTTTTTTCCAAGTGACAAAATATCATTTTTTAAAATAAATTCATTTATGATTTGTTTGAAATGTTCCATTTGTATGAAACTATAACGAAACTTCTAAATATTATTCCAAACATCTCCATTTTTGTTCAAATCATAATTAATTTTAATTTTATCAATGGTTTTCAATACTAATTCTAAATTAATATTGGGAAGTTTAGGTTCACATTCATGATAATAAATGTGATGATATTTATCTAATTTTATATATTCAGGATAATAATGAATGATAGGTGAGTCAAAAGAAATCATTAAATCAGAATATTCTTTTGGTAATAAATGAGAACTTTGTGGTGGTAAAACATTTATTAATTGAACAAAAGGTGTGACTGGTTCATCCTTATTAAATTTTAATTTATCAAAACAAATATCAAAATATTCAACTAATTCTTTACAAGATGGAGAATACATATATTTATAATACCATCTCCAAGATTCACATTTACAAAAATAATATTTTGTGGTCCAATAAATACCTTCTAAATAATTAAGACATATTTCTTCTATATTTTTTGAAACAGAATAATTTTTTAGGTTAAATAATATATAATAATATCTTTCTCTCCAATTTTCAGTTCCAGCAATAACAAGATCTTTATTTTTATTGATTAGAGGCATAAATTTAATTTCATTAATTTTCCTGGATAATTCATCATTTGTATTTTTTTCATAATATTTTTTGGCATAATATTTTTTACGATTTTCCGTGACTAATTGATCTTCAATGATAGAAATCTTTTTAAAAATTTCTTTTAAGAAACCCATGTTGATATCACCAGAATAAACCAAATATTCCATTCTTTCATTTAATATGGCTATATATAAACTGATCAATAAATCAATAGCATTATTTTTAATATTTAGAGAGGGTAATTTAGGGATAAAATCATTTCCAATTAAAAAGCAAATTAATATATAGTCATTAATAATCATGTTTTTATCTAATTCAATATTAGTATTGCTTGATAATTCATCAAATAGAAATGATTTTAATTTATTTATATCTAAATATAATAAAGATTCTGTATCTATTTTTCCAAAATGAACAGATTCACGTAACAAATAAATATTATCTAATTTGGATGCCATAGACAACATTATGAGATCAGCATCAAGACCATAAATAATAAAATTATCATTGGTATCAAATAAATTGGTTTGCTGACCATCCCTAAGATATTGAAGTATTTTATGTTCACCTTCCCCATGTACAGAAGAATCTGATAATATTACATGTATTTTATCAAATCTGAAATTAGTTTCAATAATTTTGATTAGAAATTGAGATAATTTTTTCATAAATTGAGTTCCAGGCGTAATCGCATTCTTATCCCAATTATTATTATTCACTATTTTCAATTTTTTTTTGATTTTTTTAATTTCTTTTTTTTCTTTGACACTTCTAAACCGTCTTTTTCTTTGTTGAACCATTTTAGCTCTTGGTGCCACACCATCTATGGCAATATAAATTAGTTTTGTGGGTTTAATTTCATCTAATATATAGAACAAATATCTTTGGATTTCTTTAAGAAATAAATTTTCTAAATCATTTTTGGATATTTGGTCTTTGTTTTGATATAAATTTAATACATTTTGTACACAAGGATGTATCAAACAATTAAAATCTAAAAATATATGAGTTGGAATAATATTTTCTTTTGAAAAATCCACTTTTTCATCAAATTTATTTTTGAAATCAATAATAACATTAGAATATTTTTCAGTAATTTGTCTAAAATATGTTGGTATTCCCATTTAAAATTATTTAAATAAATCACATTAAATATTCAAATTTATTTGTTTAATTTTCGTGTTTTTGATCTTTAAGTACACATTTTCGATAAAGGATACAACAAATTCCAATGATGTTATCATTTGATGGTTTATTGTACAACATGTCCATCATCATTTCATCATTTCATCATTTCATCATTTCCAGAGCAAATTTGGTTCATTCAAAACAAAGTTTCAATCAAAATGTAAATCCAAAATATTCAATATCTGGCAAGTGCATTTCTTGTACTAATTTTTTAGTAAAATTATTATAATATGATCTATAATTACTATTTCTTTTAGAATAATTAATTTTTTTAGGAGGTAAAATTTTACTAATATTAATTTTATATATTTTTTTAAAAAAATCTACTAAATTTTCATTTAAATTATCAAAAGGAATAATGTAATCTATTATTTTTTTACCATCATGATCCATAATAAAATCTAATTGTTGGTGTAAATCATTTTTACGCCATAATAAATAATCATTAACATTCATGTTTTTGACAATGTGATATTGATAATGATGAGTGGTATATTTCATGTAATGAAACAAACTAATTTGCCAATCCCAACTATTTCTAACAACACAAAATGTGGTATATTCATTCCAGATATTTGGATATTTAAATTTAGCTAATTTAGCTTCAATATGTCCATCAATTCTAATAGAATTTTTATCTAAAATTTTGAGTAAAACAGATATATAAGAACCAGCATTCTTATACACATGAATAAAAATTAATTTAAACTTATGAGATATAATCATATAAACTTTTAGAAAAAATCAAATCAAAATTAACATGATTTTTAACTATCAATACATATAATTATTTGTTTTTTTAAGTAGTTTTTCAAAACTTGTTTTTAATTATAAAATAATTCTTTTAAAATGTTTTTTTTGAGAATTTTAAATAATTCCTCTATTAATGACGCAAAATAACTTGGTTTTTTTAATAAATAATTATAAATAGATAATAACACATTACAAATATAGATTGATTTTAATTTAATAGCTTCTTTTTCAAAATAGTTATCTATGTTGAAATTTTCAAAATTGAATATATGGATAATTCTTGAATCTATTTTCAAAGGAAGTTTAAATTCCTCCATTTGTAATTTTATTTCTTTTTCAAATTGTAACAAAATTTCTTCTAATTTTTTTGGATTTTCCGATAAATCACATATGTTCATTTTGTCTTTATCATAAATCATCAATATGAATTTTAGAATCCATCTTAATTTGTTTATTTTAGAAAATTTCACTATCTCCATATAAAAAATCTTTAATGTTTTGACAAGTGTTACAGACGCTATCCAATCATCATTGGTTTTCCACAAAAATCTGATATGGTTTGGATCTTTAATATCTAAATTTTCCATCATGTTATCAAAATCTTCGATTCTGGATATTTCTAAACTTTTATTTAAGAAATTTCTTCCCAAAGATTTATATGTGGATAAATCATAATTATTGAATATTTTGAATGATGATATGGTTGGAAATAATGATTGTTTACCCACAATATTATTCATTTTACCCATAATTAAATTTTTTGGGTCCAAATCCACAAATACTACATGTCCTTCAGAATCCATTCCTCTTCTTCCACATCTTCCCATCATTTGGTGTGATTCCATGTCTGAAAAATCAATATTTCCTCTTTTTACCAATGTTACCGATTTAAAAGGTATATTAATTCCAAGAGATAATGTTTTATCAGATAATACCACACCTATTGATCTGTTTTGTGCTAATAATTGTATTTTTCTTAAATAACAGGATGGTAATTCATCCAAATAAATACCTATCCCAAATCTAAGTCCTCTTAAAAAAATATTATCATAATTCACTTTCTCATTCAACTCTTTTCCAAGATTTTTTATCAGAATCTTAAAATCTTCTTCGTCCAACGTGTTTTTGCCATTGTACAAATATTTGTCGGGTTGTTTAAATTCATCTATAAACTCTAAACTCTCTTGTTGATTAATATTACCATAATATTTATCTAAATTTCTTATTATTATTTTTTTTAGCGTTTTGTTAATATCTGACTTTGACATTTTTTCTTTTTCTTCCAAATATTTTTTTTGAAGAATAGCTATTTGTTTGTATATTTGTTTTTTCTCTATGTTTGAATATTTTTTTTCTAATTTATCTTTTATTTTATCATCACGATTTCCATTTTTATTGGACATAGATTTATCTTTTTTTCTTGTTGTTTCCATTTTCTTTAAAAATTTCTGGTGATTTTCATAAAGTTGTTTTTTAAATCCCTGATGACACTCATAAAATGGCATCTCAATTTTTATTCGTTTCTCTAATCTCTCTACCAATTTTCTAAAAATTAATAAAACTTGTGTTTTATCTGATAAAAATATTATGGAAGGTAATAATTTTTTTATTTTTAATTCATCTAATAAATATTCCAAATTATTTCCATAACTCAATGAATAATTAGATGTATCCAATAAATTTATTGTTTCTTTTTTGAAAGATTTAGTAAGTTTTACTAATTTATTTTTAATGGCTATTTCATAAAGTTTGGTTTGATGTAAAGTTATTCTATTATTTGTGAATTTCCCAAAAAATATTTTAGGTTCAAGTTCTTTTATTATACCATAATCATATACATTTTTCATTCTTTTCCAAATATCAGCTAAATCTCTCGGAGAAAAAGAAAAATCTCCATTACTAAATCCATCAGATAAAAGTTCATCATAAGTAAGAACTGATATAGGATGTAAAAATTCTAATTTATTATTCACCATCATATGTCTCTGAATATTGATAAATCTACTGTTATAGGTAATTAAATGAATTTTCTCTTTTTTTATTTTCATCCACCAATCTCTTAATTCTTCTGGATTATTGATTGTGGCTGATAATGCCATTATATTTCCCTTGATAATTTTAATTAATCTTTCTAAAACACCACCCTTTTCATAATTCAAACAATGAATTTCATCATAGACCACATAATCATAATCTGTTCTAATTATATCTAAATTTTCTTCAACTATTTTTGGTGTAGATACAAGAACATCATGATTCCTAAAATTAAATTTATAATTTTTTGTTAATAGACCACAAGTTAAATTTTGTTTATAAAGGGAAATTACTTGAAATGCTAACGGTTCTGTAGGAACAATAAATAACACTTTTAAATTTTTTTTCATTAGATAAGAGGTTAATATGGTTTTTCCAGAAGATGTTGGAGCACAAACTAAAATAGATTTATTATTATCTATTAATTTTAGAACATTTTTTTGCCATTCTTCAAATTCAAAAGGATGTTTGTTATAAAAATCTAATGGTGGAAGACGATTCCCTAATTTTTCTAATTGATATGAATAAATATCAAATCTATCTCCTTTAGATGTCTGTTTATAAATTTTCTTTTTTATTTTAAATAATAATTTTAATTCTTTTTTATCCAAATATAGAGATTTATATAATTCCAAATATAAATCAATGGTGTTCAATAAATCTTTAGACCTGTAAGCTTTTTTCAAAAAAATAAATTTAATTTTATCTATTCCTTTTTTAGTTGTCATTAATCTAATTCTGGTGACTAATTCATTCATGTTAAAATTTTCATTAATTTTTATTGATTTCATGTATTCCAAGTCTTTTTGAAATAGTTTTTTTTCTTTGTTTTTTAATAACTTTTCTTTCAATAAATCTTTTTTATTTTTTGTTTTTCTATTTATCTTTGATTTATTTTTGGTAGTTTTATTAGTTTTGTTAGTTTTATTAGTTTTATTAGTTTTATTAGTTTTATTAGTTTTATCAGAACTGATAAAATTTGTTTTTTCTTTTTCCCACAATTGAAAAACATTCATTTTTTCATTTTTGGAAATGTCTCTAAAAATTATTTTAAATTCATTTGTATTAGGTTGTGGATACCAATTCATTGGGTATATATCTTGTTAATTGTTTAATTATGTGAACTTATCTCAAACAAGAACAAAAATTCCGATAGTTTTGTACATTTCATGATTTTGTGGGAAAATATTCATGGTCTTATCAATTAATTTTGATCAAGCCATAATTTTTGATAAAAAAAGATATGAAAGATCCGAGCCAATATTTTTTATGTTTGTTCAATCATGTTGTTTGTTTTGTTCTCTTTTGTCTCGTTCGAATGTTTGATCCAACCCGTTGAACTTTGAAAATACGTACCAAAACCATTAATGTTGTTTGGAACAATGTTTTTTTAGAAAAATCAGGGTGAATTTAACTTGTTGAACTTTGAAGAACAAGTAATAAAGGATGAATTTGTTTGGGAATATTTCTTAAATAAAATGATTATTTCCAAAATCTTTCTGATTTTTCAATAAATTTTCTTAAATAATCATCTAATATTAAATGAATTTTTTCAGGATTAACTTTGTTTTTTTTTTGTAAATTATTTTTGGTATCTTTAGTTTCTTGTGAATCGTTCTCATTTTCTTTGGTTTCTTGTGAATTATTCTCAGTTTCCTTGGTTTCCCTGATTTCTTGTGAATTATTCTTAGTTTCCCTAGTTTCTTGTGAATTATTCTCAGTTTCCTTAGTTTCCTTGGTTTCCTTGGTTTCTCGTGAATTATTCTTAGTTTCCTTAGTTTCTCGTGAATTATTCTTGGTTTCCTCAGTTTCCGTAGTTTCCTTGGTTTCCTTGGTTTCCTTGGTTTCCTTGGTTTCCTTGGTTTCCTTGGTTTCCTTGGTTTCTTTGGTTTCTCGTGAATTATCTTTAGTTTCTTGTGAATTATTCTTAGTTTCCTTGGTTTCCTTGGTTTCCTTGGTTTCCTTGGTTTCTTTGGTTTCTCGTGAATTATTCTTAGTTTCCTTGGTTTCCTTGGTTTCCTTGGTTTCCTTGGTTTCTTTGGTTTCTCGTGAATTATCTTTAGTTTCTTGTGAATTATTCTTAGTTTCCTTAGTTTCCTTGGTTTCCTTGGTTTCTCGTGAATTATTCTTAGTTTCCTTAGTTTCCTTGGTTTCCTTGGTTTCTCGTGAATTATCCTTAGTTTCTTGTGAATTATTCTTGGTTTCTTTAGTTTCTTGTGGATTATTCTTGGTTTTTTTAGTTTCTTGTGAATTATTCTTGGTTTCTTTAGTTTCTTGTGGATTATTCTTGGTTTTTTTAGTTTCTTCTAAATTATCTTTGGTTTCTTTAGTTTCTCGTGAATTATTTTTTGTTTTTTTAGTTTCTTCTAAATTATCTTTGATTTCTCGTAAATCAGTTTGATTTTTCATGTTTTTTAATCTATTTGAATCAAAAATCAAAGAACCATTGATAGTTTTAATTTCTAATTCATTATTCAATAAAATATTTTTAGCATGAATTGTTCTGTTTTCATGTTGTAAAAATAAAACTTTATTGGCCAATATGCTTGTGATTTTGATTATTTCATTTAATTTATTATTGAGCAATAATACTTGATATCTAAAAAAATCTTCAGAATTTCTATTTTGTGGAATCATTAATTGAAATTCATCAAATATTTTTATCCACGTTATTTAACGTATGTTTAATAGTATGGTTTAAATCCAAATTTACAGGTTTGTAATTTTTGTAAATTTTCTTATTGATTTTTCCAAAATTTAGGTATAAATATTCTATCAATTTTTTATATTTTTCAATATTAACGTTTGTTTTTTTTTTAAGTTTTTTGGATTGAACATAAAAAAAATATAAATCCATGGGAATTATTAATGAACCATAATAATGGATATAATAATTATTTAATAAAAAAACATAAATAGAAGTACCAAACAAAAATACCAAATTTATATTCAACGAAAATTTTCCTAGAATATAAAATATCATTATAATAACAAATATAAACTTTCACATCTTAAGAAAAAAAGAAGTAAAATTTTCAATAATATTCTTTTATTGTTTTGTAGTATCATTAATGTTTCATGTATAATTCAACTATAACTTATTTTATTTTTGGTCCTTTTTGACTATTCATCTGAAAGTTTCAAAGGTGTAAATATTTGTTGATAAATTCACAAATTTATAAAAACGGTGTTTTCAAAGATTCAAGGTACAAAAAAAATTTCAATGATTTTTGAAAAAACTTAGTTGGAATAAGCAAGACCGCCCATTCCTGACATTATTCTAAGAACGTTGTAGTTGACGGCATAAACTCTGACTTTACATGATCTTCCACCAGTTACAGCATTAGCAGTTAAAGTTAAATGGAGAGTGGCATTGTCAATTCTGGACATGTTACAAGTTCCGCTTGGTTGATGTTCTTCTGGTGTGAGTCCAAATGAATAAACATTTACACCAGTACATGGAACATTACTGTGATGTTGATATGGTTGTACAAGATTGAAATATCTGCCTTCTCTCTCAGAAAATCGATCATGTCCATTAAGTTGTAATTTGGCAGCAACAACAGGGTTATGTCCACTGTCATAAACAGGAAGACCTGCACCAGCGAAACTTGCTAAACCGTTAGTGTTGTCTTCTTGTCCTGGTAGTACACCATCACCATGAACACCTAAATTAGCAATAATGGCATTGGTCCAATCATTTGTGATAGAATTGTTTTCTGTTCCACTGTGACCAGAAACAGGCACTATGTTGTTTGTGTTGTTGGCATCAGCCATACCACCACCCGATTGTGGAAATGAACCAGGTGAAGGACCAACTAAACCACCACCAAGTGGGTCTCCTGGAACACCAGTGAAATATGTGACATCAAGAGCATCCGTGTAGTTGAACCATTGTGGTCCACCATGATTAGCACTTGCTGTGAGATCTACATTGGAATCTGGTTGAATTACCCATACTAATTCTTTGACTGGATGGTTGAAATTGAGTTTGATCTTGTTACTTGATGAGTTGACAGATTCGTCACCAGTGAATTGAAGTTGTTCAATTAAATATTCATGAGACACTTGAGCGAATCTTCTTCTTTCATCAGTTTCTAAATAGATGTAATCAACATATAGTGATGCTGCTTTGAGGCTTGGTGTAGTGCTTGAATATTTACCAGTTGCCCAGAAACATTGTTTTGCTTCTCTGAATTCAAGGTTGATTTTGACTTCATGGTATTGAAGAGCAATTAGTGGAAGAGCAAGACCAGGGTTTCTACAGAACCAAAATTGTAGAGGAACATAAAGTGTTGTTTCTGGCATACATCCAGTAGTTTCACAATTATCAGTTCCAGCAGGCGGTTGTTGAGGTGCTGTGGTAGTGTTGTGTCTTACTTGTGTCAATCTTGGAACATTTCCAACCATGTTAGCATAACCAGCCTGATGACCAACAGATTGTGTCAATTCGTTCCATATATGGAGCCAATCACCATAATGTTTGTCAACTCTTTGACCACCAATTTCGATTTCTACATTTTTAACTATAACATGACCAAGCCAATTAAGCCATCTAAATTTGTCACCAGTTGAGTCTAATTCAATTCTTGGAACAGTTACTTGGAGATATACTCTATGGATAAGATCACCATTTCTTGAGACAGTACAAGTAACTTTTTTCCCAAAATCAGCAGAACCATTGAAAGTTTGTTCGATAGATTCCATTGAGAAGTTAGTGTGTCTTCTGTAAACTACTTTGAAAAAAGTAATTTGAGGGTTTCCTGTTAGATAAATATCTTGTGCACCATAGGCTACTAATTGCATTAATCCACCTCCCATTTTTTTCTATACATTATCCCAAGAAAAAAATTCTGGGAAAAACGCTTAAATTAATTCTTAACAAAATCAATCAAAACATCACTAAAAAAGTTGTTATTAAAATTAAAACACAATAAATCTATTATTTTTGATGAATTATCAAATCAATAATTTAACAAATCATTAATATCCAAATTTTTTTTGATAAAATTTTTTAAATAATCATCAACATTAATGGTTTTTTCTTTTTCTTTAGATTTCTTAAATTCATATTTGTTATTTTCAATCATTTTGACTGTCCAGCCATTTTTCAAAGCATTGAATATAAAAATCATCTTGTAAATTTTTATAAGGTCTATTTGTTCCATTATTATTTATTTTATGTTAAATAAAAATATTTTCCGTGAAATAATTTTTTTTAATTGATACTTAAAGAAGATCAAACTACTTAAAGTATTAAATGCGAATACTTAAAGACAATTTTTGTTCCAAGAACAATGATTTACGAGTTACGCTGGATACCATTCATCAAAAAAAACTGCAAAGTTTTAAAGAAAATAAGAAACGGATTTCCAAATTAAAAAAAAAATTGGTCGATGTAAATGTTGAACTTAAAAAAATCCTAAAAAAAACAAACAGAGAATTAAACAACGAACAGATCAAAAATAAATTTTGTTTAAATGAACAAAAAACAAAATTAAAAAAAGATATCGAAAATATCAAAAATGACAAACAAATAAATGATTATTATCTTAATGTTGGACATATTCTTTTCCAATATTATGATAAAAAGAAAAATCCTAAAATATTGAAAAAACACAATAATAAAAAAAACATAAAAAATAAAACCATAATAGATTTTTTTGCAAATTCCGAAAATATTTGTGACAATTCTTCAAAAAATATTTCAGAAACTAAATCAGATGATTTGATTTCCAATGATTCAAATGATAAATACAAAGGAAACATGAAATATATGAGTAAAAAAAAAATTTTGAATAATTATCTTAGTAAAACTGATTCAAATTATGTGGGAAACAGCATAAATAATGATTATAATTATGATATTTGTAATAATTGTAACATAGAAATGTCTGTTATTCATTCTGATGGTGTTATTTTTTGCAGTAAATGTGGGAAACAGGAGAGTGTTTTGATTAATTCTGACAAACCTTCTTATAAAGATCCTCCAAGAGAGATGTATTATTTTGCATACAAACGCATAAAGATTTGTGCAGAAAAGCATTATGCCATAATAATTTGGATTCTTGTTATGGGAAAACATTAAGATTTCCAACTTTTATTCCTTAAGGAATATTAGATAATCAAATGCTAGTATTTGAATTTATTTACAAATTTAAAAATTATCCAACCTTATTCTTGTATCATGAAAATTCAAAACAAATTGGAAAATTTGAATTGTTGTATTATCTGTACAAATGAAACAAGTAAATTTCAGAAAAATTATAAATGTAACCATAAAATTTGTGTAAAATGTGTTGATAAATGGAAAAATCAATCAGAACAAATTTATAACAATCAATGTCCTTGTTGTAGAACAAATAATAAAAATCAAGTCCAAATCACAAATGATAATTCACAAATTAATGTTGAAGTGGTCCCCATATCATTAGAAAATATTGAAATCCCAATCTATAGAAGTATGCCTGGTAGAGATACTCCTTCAAGGAATTCATCTCAATTTAATCATGATAATTTTGATAATGAATGTAGAAAAATGACTTGTGGAATTATTTCTTGTGTTTCATCAATTTTAATTTGTATTGTGGTATTTGTTGGATTTATTTATTCATTTTCATAATAAATCAAATGCGAGACATCTTGTTGCTGGAAACCCCTCAAGAACCTTAACTACCATCTTTATTTTGGAAACTTAATAAAGAGAACACAGTTAATTGCTGTCCCCAATGGTAAAAATGTTAAGGATTGGGCAATCAGCAGGGTAACTTCCTAAATTTTCAATGAACATGGAAGGCTTTCAACGACTGCACGGATGTCGGTTTATTAGAATAATTTGAAATTAAAAATATTTCTTGGATGTTCCATAATATAGAATTTTTGTTTTTAATTTCAGTTTTGAATTTTGGTCTTAAATTTTGGTTTGAAATTTTGGTCCTTGATTTTTGATCATATTGAAATACCCTCTAATAAGCTTAAGATACAGTCTAGTCCCTTACCAAAGTAAGGAGTTAATAGATTAGAAATCATTTTAATGAGTTGAAAAAAATATTGGAACAATTGATAAATTTGACTGCTCATAACAGCAATCCACCCAAAGCTTGTAGTATGGTTATTGGGGAAAATGGTGGAAATACTATAATTAATTCGTTAAAAATGAATTGATTTGATAATTTGCTAGTCATGTAATCATGAAAATATTCTAATAAGTAATGATTATATTGGCAACATCTTCAAATTGCGGGAACATCCTGTTAGGTTTTCACTGCTACCCATTTAAAGCAATTTTTATGGGGAACACGGTTAATTGCCGTATCCAATAGCAAAAAGGTGAAGAATAGGGACCATCCGCAGCCAATCCACCCATTGGGTGGCAGGTTCAGAGACTTGATGGAGATGGGTCAAATGTTTTTTGGCTTAAGATAAAGTCCATCCCCCTGGAAACAGGTTTTCCATACAAAGACAATTGTAGAAATGTCCTGAATATGGAATGATAATTAGGAAGCTACTGGGTTAGCACAATTTCAAGCAAAAGAATCTACTGATATTCCAAAAGAAGTTTTTGATAAAATTCTTGTAGAAATCAAAAAAGAAAGAATTGTTAATATGGCAAACATAAATTCAAAAAAATTAAGAAAAATTCTTAAAAAACTAAAATTAAACAAATATTATGAACATGTTCCACATATAATAAATAGATTAAATGGTGTTCCAGCACCCATTATGGATAGAGTTACAGAAGAAAAATTAAGAGTAATGTTTAAAGAAATTCAAGGTCCATTTATGAAACATTGTCCCAGATGGAGGAAAAATTTCTTGTCGTATTCTTATGTTTTACACAAATTTGTCCAATTATTAGAATTAGATAATTTTATACCATGTTTTACTTTATTAAAATCAAGGGAAAAATTACATCAACAAGACATGATTTGGAAAAATATTTGTAAAGAATTAAAATGGGAATTTATCAAAAGTCTTTAGACTTATGAAGAATTAAAATGGATATTTATCAAAAGTCTTTAGACTTATGAAGAATTAAAATGGATATTTATCAAAAGTCTTTAGACTTATAAAGAATTTAAATGGATATTTATCAAAAGTCTCCAAAACTTTATAAAGATCCACAAAAAAATATTTCATAAAACCAGTGTGTTGTTGTACTAACCAAATATTATTGAAAAAGTTATTCAAAAATCAACAAATTCTTTATTTAACAACATAATTTTACATCTAAAATCTTTTTTTTTTGCCTCAACTATATCAAGAATATTTTTTATTGTTATGTTAGAATCAAATTTGGTATTGTCAAATTTCTTTTTTTAATGTTAAATTTAAGATATTTCATTGGGATTCAATCTCCCTAACATATTCAAAATAATTTTTCTGTAACTTGAATTTTATATTTTTTCACCATTTACACCTTTGGAACTTTCAGATGGACACTTAAGTTTTTCTATACTCGCTTCCAAAATTGAGTCTTTTCATACTTGTGTAAAGTTAATTATATTCCTTAACTAACAAGTAGTTAATCTTATAGATAAGAACCGATGAAGTGGAACTGAATATATTTTTAGTGTAAATTAGCAATATTCTCTAATTAGGAAATCGTTTTAAACAACAGAAAATATCTTTACTTCCTCGCAAACTCGGCATTATAGATACAAAACTATTCATTTACAACTTGTTTTATCTTCGAGTTATTTTAACTGTTTATTTGAAAGTTCCAAAGGTGTAAATAACATTCAAGAATTTTTGATTTTTCCAGATCTATTGATTAAATTTTACTTTGTTTTGGAAATTTTGTATCCTCATTCCTATCTTTTGTGTATATCTTGTCTTCTATTTCACCTTCCATTTCAGTTTCACCCTCCATTTCAATTTCACCTTCCATTTCAGTTTCACTTTCCATTTCAATTTCACCTTCCATTTCAGTTTCACTTTCCATTTCAATTTCACCCTCCATTTCAATTTCACCCTCCATTTCAATTTCACCTTCCATTTCAGTTTCACTTTCCATTTCAATTTCACTGCTGCTCTCCGAAGATGTTTTAAAGATGAATCTGCACGTGGGCGGCGGCGTGGCGATGCTGCTAAGGGTGGCACGGTGCCGTGACACGGAGCCACCCTCCATTTCAATTTCACCCT